GGTGTCGAGCGTGCCGTCAGGGGGCCCAGTCCCGGTGAACGTCGTCGCGGCCCGCTCAACGCCGACCTCGTACTCGGAGTGGTTCGTCGTGCCGGTTGACACGACCCACCCGTCAGCGAGGGTCGCAGCCGTCTGCGCGCTCGTCTCGAGTCGGCGCCAGGCGTCCGAGAGTGCGTTCGCCAGGAAGTAGTCGAGGACCGCCATTACTCGGCCCGATAGAACTGGCGAAGTGGCGACCGGAATCCACGCGCCCAGTACCAGCCACGTCGCCACCACGGCAACTGATGCCACCACACCTCGTCCCAGAGCTGCCCCAGATGGTCTTCGAGCCACGCGACGCGTTGTTCCATGGACCACGGCGGACAGTGCGCGATGGGGTGCTGCTGGTCGGTCATTCACTGCGCAACCTTACGGAATGCTCCCGTTGCGACGCAATTTCTTGTATTGCTCGATCGTGAGCCCGCGTTGACAGGCTGGGCATTCCACCGGGTGGGTCTGCCACCCGCGCTCATGCGCCAGACCGTCCCACGTCAGCTCACCAGCCGGCCGCCGCGAGTGCCCGATGAACCGCGGATTCTGGTGCGTCGTCCACGGCTCGAAGTTGGACGGCGACTCCGCGCGATCCGCGTGGCGGGCGCGGATCGTTAGCTCCGCTGTACAGTGACAGCGCCACGTCCGGCGATAGACGTAGGTCTTTCGCGCCGCGCGCAGTTCGTCCGGCGTCAACGCGAGGCGCGTGAGCACCACCGTGGGCCGGAGCCAGTCCATGAGCGCCATCAGGCCCCCTTGAGTGCGCCGCCGTTGGCTGGTGTGGCGAATTGCAGCGTCAAATCTCCGCCGTTGGTTGGCGTGTCCGTCGTGTCGTAGAACGCATACACCGGACTGTCTGACGCCACCGTCACATGCCGGTAGAGCACCCCGCCGATACACGTTTCCCCGGCCGCCAGGCCTGCGAACACCGGATCGGTCGCATCGAGGTAGGCGAAATCGTTGGTGTCGTCTTCGGTGACGGTCTCGCCAGCGAGGGCCTGCGGCGCATACCCAGCGACCGTCAGTTCGGTGACATCGCTGCGAAAATTCGTGTCCGGCGTGGGCGCGGTGGTCTTGATGAGCGCCGCCCGGAGGTCGGCCGCGTCGAGATTCGCGTCCCCGGTGAAGAGTTCGAACTTCCCCTTATTGGTGACGAGATCAGCCACGGGCTACACCTGGTAGCAGGCCAGCAGGGCCGTCGCCGTGGTCAGCGTCGCGTTGATGCGCCTCAACTTGATCGGGAGAATCGTGCCCGCCGTCACCCCCGTGAATGTCACCGTGGAGTTATCCGGCATGACCCCAACGATGTTCCCAAGGCCACCGACGTAGATCGCATCAGGCACGACCTTGAAATCCGCGGTGTCACTCGGCGTGATCGCCTCGAACTTGTTGAGATTCTGGAGTCCTGGCTGCGCCATCGTCAGGCTCCGACCGACTGAGGGGCCTTCCGCTTCTGGTGCGCGGGCATCGCCGGCGCCGGCACGTCGACCACGTGCTCCTCGGCTTGCGCGTCGAACCGTTCACGCTCGGCCGTCGCGCGGGCGCCCATGTTCTTGTCCGCGTACGCGCTCTCCGCGGCGGCAGTTGCCACCGCCATCTGCAAGTCCGCCTCGGCCTGTACGGCCGCCTGCGGCGTGGCGCACCAGAGCGCGCCCAGGGCCTCCCAGTCCTTCTGGCTGTGGACGATGCGGGTCTGCTCGTCCTTGTCGCGCTGCGCGTCCGCCATCCAGACGGTGTAGTCCTGCTGCTGGTCCTGCTTCACCCGCGTCCGGACGACCTGCTCGTACCGCTGGCAGGCCGTCAGATACCCTGGTCCGTACACCATCTTGGGATACTCGCGATGGGTGTACGGCGGAAACTTCAGCTTCGAGTACATCCCGTTGACCCACGGCGCATTCTTGGCGTCGTGGAGGGCTTTCCCCTCCAGGTCGGGCTCGGGCAGCATCAGGTTCTGGTCGCGCGCGCGCGCGGCCAGAAATTCGGTGAACAGCGCCTTCAGTTCGTCGGCTGTCGCTTCGTGCATGACACGCACTCCAGAAACACACGCCCGGCCCGCCTCCCAGACGAGCCGAGCGTGATGGGACCTACGCGATGCCAGCGCCGGCCACCGTGGCCGCACCAGCCACGAGGCTCTTGTGCTGCCACGAGCCCGCGCCCGCGACCGCTTCGATGGCCATCTTTTGCCCCGCCGCCATCGTCACGACGTCGGCCGTGGCACCCACGCCGCCCAAGCCAGTCGTGAACGTGACGGTATGGGCCGCGGCGAAGACGCCGACAATCGTCAGCGTGTCGCCGTCCTGTCCGAGTGACGGCGCCGCGACGGTCATCGCGAGCGCGGCCGTGCCGAGGATCAAGGCGATCATGTTGGAGCCAGGCGTGGGCAGCGCGATCGCCCCAGCCGCGGCGTACTCCTTCGTGACCGTCTTGCGGTTGATCAGGTTCGGTACCAGTTCGCCGGGTACCGGACTCACCCAGTCACCGCCCGCCGCAGACGGCGTGAGGCCGAACACCGCACGGATGCCCGTGGCGTGGGCGACCTGTGCCGTCGCTTCCTGCCCGCGCAAGACGCGCACGGGCGTGGTGGCGGCGGCCGGGACTTCGAGGACTTTCTCGAACTCGCCCTCGATTTTGACCAGCCCACCCACCGAGACGCCAGTCAGTGACGCGAGCAGGACCGTGGTGTCGTTCAGGCCCTGCGCGGCCGAGAGAGTCGTGGACGCAAATGCCATAGTCTGTATCTCCTTTCTCTCGACTGCGATTAGCTCGCAAATCTCACGGCGTACTCCGGCCGCACGGTCTTGAAGCCGTAGATGGCATCCAGCCGCGACGGGTGCTGGTCGGTCATGATGTCGCTGTCCTCCCAGTACCGCAGCGCCATCCCGACGCCCTTCATGCGCACGCGCTTGGCCGTGCCGCTGTTCGGCTGCACCAGATCCGCGCTCGCCATGCAGAACGCCTCCGGGTGATACCCGAGCCCTTGCGGTGTCACCGTGTTCCCCGCCCCGACAATGGTCAGCGCCGCGTTGTCGGCCGGCAGCGCGTCGACCGTCTGATACTGCGGCGTCAGCGGCCCGATGAGGGGCGGGTAGATCGGGATCGTCGCGTTGCCCGCACCGTCGGACGACACATCCGCCGTCACCACGAACTGCTGGAGTTGTGTCGTCGAGGTCCGGCTCTGCGGATGCACCGCGAAGACGCTGGCGATCGTGAAGACGTCCCCTTTACGGAGGCGCAGGGCCGCCGCGGCGGTCCACGCATCCGTGATGAGGGCCGATCCCGTCTGCGACGCCCCATTGACCAGTGGCGCACCGCCCAGCGGACCCACCGTGTGCGGGAACACGAAGACATCCTCGAACCACTCGTCCCACGACAGCGCCGACCCCGAGAACATCGCTTCCTTCCACAGTTCAGTGATGTCACGAGCCGGGTTGAACAGGGACAGGTTCGCATTGGCGATCGTCGCCCGCATCAGGGCGTTGATGAGCGCCCGGCGCGGCCCCTTCGGCGCGCCGAGGTTGGTCAACCGGGCCGCCGCCAGCAGATACGTGAGGTTGGCGCTCGGAATCGTGCCCGGCGTGCCCTCCACGCTGAACACGTCCTGATACACCCGCGAGAGCCCGTCAGAGCCAATCGTCGCCGCCATCTGTTGGCCGGCGGGCGTGACGAACCGTTCCATCGCGTCCTGAATCTCCAGGGTCGCCTGAAACGAGGACCACGACCACGGGATATTGGCTTGATCCGTGATGGTGATCGCCACGGTGGTGTCGATCAGGGCTTGCAGCGCAATCGCCTGGCCCTTCGCCGTGTTGAAGCGTTGCGGGAGCCGCACGCGGACCTCGGCGCCGACTTTGGTCCCGCTGACTTGGAAGTCGTCTGAGAGCTTCCGCGTAATCGTGGCGGGGAACTGCGGCGTACTCCCGGCCACGGTCAAGACCTGCCGACCCATCCAGGTCGGGTTCACAAGGGTATTCGGCATGAGCCGCTACCTCCGTCCGCGCCGAGCCTCGAGCATCTGTCGCGAGTAATAGGCGTAGTGCTCGTCATCACTCGCGTCATCGCCGGGGGGTCGGTCGGACACTGGTGCGGAACTCTCGACCGGCCGGACGGGAGGTTTCGCGTGGCTGATAGCGACTGGTCGCGCGGGGCCGGTGGACGGGGCCGCAGCGGTCAGCGTGGCGTCAAGTCTTGCCAGAGCACGCTCCAAGGCGCGGCGCGTGGGCAGCGTGGCAAGGCGCTGAAAGTCGTCCGGGTGATCGGAGAGGTGCTGCATCAACGCCACTGGATTGTCGGCGTCGATGATTTCGTCGGCGAGGGCGTGGTAGACCGTGGCCGGTGTCCCGGTCGGCAGACTGTCACTCGGTTGCAGGTTGAGAATGTCCTCGGACAGCGTCTCGAGGAAGTCCGGCGCCGTGGCAATCGCCGCGTCGATCTTGGCCTTGTAGCCGCCGTACCGTGTGGCACGCTGCTGGTCGGTGGTCTGCGCCCGATGCCGAGTGGCGAGCTCCACTTGCCGCTCGTCGTGGCGCGTGTCGGTGATGAAGACCTGGAGGTCGGCGAGATAATCGGCGTACTGCTCGTACGCCTCTTCCTTCGGGGCGCCTGGCATCTCGCGGTAGCGTTTGCCGTCCGCTTTCGGGGCGGTGGGCGCGTCCGCCTTCGGCTGGAGCGCGGTGAGCTGGCCTTCAAGCCGAATCCGCGCCTCGCGCTCCATGCGTGCCTCGGATAAGGCTTGCGCGATGCGCGCTTCGGGGTCGTGGCGGGGGTTGCCCTTCTTCGGCTTGACAGGCTCGACAGGCGTGGCGGCCTTCGCCTTGAACGTGCCGTCTGCGTTCCGCTCGGCAGGCACCGCGTCAACGGCCGTGGCTGGCGTCTCGGTGGGTATCGCAGTCGTCTCACCTACAGGAGCCGTCGCGACGACTGCGTCACCGACCGGCGTGGTGCTCCCGTCGTCGACCTGGAACCCGTCTCCGTCCACTGCGCTGAAGGCCACTGTGCTCCCTACATGCGAAAAGGGCTCTGCCAGCGGAATGTCCGCCAACAGAGCCGCCCGCCAACAGAGCCCTCGAGGTGTGTCGGTGAGGCCCGACGTGTTCAGTTACGTAGACACCTAGGCTAACGGTCTGTTAAGGATGCGCGCGGCTCAGGTGCTTTGTCAACCGCCTTCTGCTCCACAATGCCGCACATCCGGACTTCCGCGTTCTGGAACAAGCCGCCATCGCCAATATTGAGGATCAGTTGCCCCTTGGGCATGGAGATCCGCAACCGCTTCTGCAGATCAACGATGAGGGCTTGCACGGGGGTCACGCGACCGGCTCCGCTGCGGCGGCCTGCCGGGTGAGCTCGGCTTCCTCTGCAGCCGCCTGCCGCCCGCGCTCCGCCTCATCCGCCTGCGCGCCCTGCTGGTCCCGTTGCGCCTCCAGGCCCTGCGCGTGGCCCTCCTGGCCCATCGTGCGCTCGTGTGTCCGCCCGGCCCCAGCCTGCCGCGCCTCGTGCTGTTGTGTCTCGTGCAAGGCCATCCGCTCGTGCTCCGCATCGAGCAGCGCCGTCACGCCTTTGGTCTGCGCGTTGATTTCCGCCACCGCAATCGTGGCCGCGTTCTTCATCTCTTGCAATTTGATGTCGGTCTGCGCCTGAATCGCCGCCAGTTCCACGCTGGCCTGCTCCTTCGCTTGGGCGATCTGCACCTGGGCCTGATGTTTCGCCTGCTCGGTCGCCACAAACTGCTGCGCCTGCTGGAGTACCTCGCTCATCTGCTGAATCTGGCCCTTGGCCGCCTCGAGTTGCTGCTGCGCATCTTCCTGCGCGCCCTCTTCAGTATCTAGGCCGGGGTACGTCTTGGCACGCAGTTTCTTGAGCAGCTCGGCAATCTCCTTCGAGCCAGGGAAATCGCGAAACTTGAAATACGTGGGGCCGATGAGCGGCATGAGCGCCGGATCCGCCTGCAAGATGCCCCCGATCTCGGTCGCGCCCTCTTCGAGTCGGCTTTGAAACGACTTGCCAATGCTCACGCTCGACCCGTACCGGCCTTTGCGGAGGTCAAAATTCAGCACCTTCGGCGCCGGCTGGCCGTTCATCCCGTGCGGCGGCGGCTGTCCGTTCACCGGAACCGGCCGCTTCGTCTGCGGATCGATCGTGAACGGCTGATTCAGCATGATCGTCTTCGGGTTGTCCTGGAGATCCAGCAGCCGCACGACACGCCCGGGCCGGTCGTAGATCGACGGCATCAAATCCAGCACGACCTTCGCCTCGTACGTGAGCGTCACCTCCGCGAGCGTGTGCAGGAAATCGGACTTGCCGAGGTCCCCTTGTTCCTGCAACCCGGTGAGTGTCTGATGCGCGACCTTCTTGCGCGCGAGCTGCTCGAGCATGGTGGGGTCGGTATTTGAGGTGCCGGCCTGAATGAACCGCTCAGCCTGTTCCAGGAGTTGGAGGGACATCTGGAGCTTGCTGGTATCGGCTTGGGTCAACTGCGGGAGCGGCAGCACGCGGCCCGTGGCCGCATCCACCACCGGATTGACGAGCAAATACGGGAAATTGCGGATGTTCGCCTGCTGCCACGCGGTCTCGTGGCCTTCCTGCTGACCGCTGTACATGAGGTATTTCGGCTTGGGCTCCGTGGCAGCGGTTTCCAGCGCATTACTGGCCGCCGCGTTGAACAGCTTGGCGGAATCCCGGTTGGGCCGCACCATGCCAATCCACCGGCGCTCCTGGTCGAACGGCTGCAGCTCGCGGCCGAGTGTGGGGATCAGGGGAATGTACTTGCCGTTCCAGTCCTCTTTCGCCAAGACCTCGACGGCGTTCAGCTTGTACCACTCGACGGTGACGACGTCGCGCGCGCGCGTCACCGGCTGCCCGTCAGCCGCATTCGTCACGCTCAGCGGCTCGGTCGTGTGGACCTTGCGGAAGTACTCCAGCACGAAGACCGCGCGCTTCTCGCCGTCCCCACGGACCCAGAGCGGCTCATCGTGCATCAGCGCGGACAGCGCGTCGTCGTCGTAGTCGGCGAGTGTCGTCTCGCGGTACTGCCGTTTGTAGGTCTCCCACGGCAGCCAACTCCCAATCGCGCCCCATTCGCCATCGCAGAAGTCCGGTTCCTCCGACCCCATGGTGTCAAAAAACAGCATCTCTTGGCGCAGGACGCGCTTGATGACGATCTTCTGGTCGGTCGGATTGTCGGACTCGTCATCCCACGCCGTGAGCACGCGGTAGCCGCCGCGCCCGGCCTTCACGGCCCGGTCGAACGCCCACGACCGCGCCAGTCCCGCGCGCGACTGCCGCTCGATCATCCGATACAGGTCGCGCTGGACCTCCGCCGTGTCATCGTCGGCGTCCTCGGTCAGCGGATGGACGGTGACGCCCAAGTGCGCGGCCTTCTCCTGATTGAGCACCGAGCCGATCGGTTGGTCGAGCTTCGGAATACTGATCATGGGACGCGCAGGGACCGCAATCCCGCCGACAATCGTCGCCTGCCGCGCCTGCTTCGCCGCGGCGTCCCACTGATTCTCGGGGAGCTGGAAGGCCAGATCGTCCATCTCGCGCTGCCGCTGGGGATCTTCCACCTCGAGCAA